GGCGACGGAACTCGTGGGCGAGCTCGACGAGCTCACGATGTACCGGCTGGCGGCGGTGCTGAGCGAGGCGCTCGGGCGTCGGGTGCGCGAGCAGCAGATGTACAACTACCGCAAGAACGGGCTCATCAAGGGGCTCGTCGACGGCAAGGCTTCGCGCGAGGTCGCGATCGCGTTCGTGGCGAAGCAGCTGGCGAAGCACAGCTGAGCAAAGGAAGGAGCGCTCTCGCTGCGGCGGGGGCGCTTTTTCTTTGCTCTTGTTTGGGGTACGACCAATTTTATATAGGTCTCCCTAAACGGGGTCGTACCTAATATACGATAGCGGCGTACCTTTTATTTCATATTGGCGTACTAGGCGTACTAGATGTACTAGGCGTACCTATTTTGTCTTCAACTCTCTTAGGGGCGTACCAAAAGGGCGGCGTGTATCTTCTATCTTCCACAGGGCTCATCGGAGGCGTAAGTGATCAGAGAGGTATCTATATCTACTCGAACACCGGTTAGCCTCATTTAGCAAAGTTGCTAAGGTACCTTTCGCACCTATGGTTTACCTTAGATAACTTAGACTACTCTAGGTCCTTACTACTTTATTATTATAAGGTCGTATTAGGCGACGTGTAAAACCTATCCTTTCAGTTCCGAAACCTATATATTTCATATGTTACTATTATATTACTATATATATATAAGGTAGTATTAGTTATTAATAGAGGTAATAGGCATAAAAAGTTATATGTTACTACAACGAAGGAGATTAGTTATGCTGATTACGACAATGTTACCTTTAGGGTAGTATCTTAGGTACTACTTTCTTTACTTGAGGTCTGAAAAATATTTTATGGCCCACTCTTGATTTCTTACCGGCCCAGTGATCTATAATTGAGGTATGAAGAAAAAGATATTAGGAATCGCTGTAGCGTGCGTCGCAGCTTCAGCAACGACTCTGTTCGCAGAGCATGTAATGTTTTCTTTGGGCACATCTACTGTGTCGGAAGCTAAGACATTCGGTGAGTGCAAGAATGAGCGGATTGCGTTTAGCGAGTCGTGGACAGAAGAGCAGCATTCGATGTGGGTGCAGTATTATGATCGCAATGGCGATCTTGTCGGCTTCGCTTTGAATGATAGCGGTACGGTGTATCGCTCGTTCTATTGCGCATGGAATTTCGGAGATGAGGAATAATGGTCGCGTTTTGGACAATCTTGGGCGGCTGGCTTATTTGGGTCATTCGAGTAGGAAGGAAGTGCGCATGAGTGCGAACGGCTGGGCAGAAATTCCTTGCGAGCACTGCGGAGGCAAGTGGGAGAAGTTCGAGTTCGGCAAGGATTCAGGACTCGAGGGTTGGCAAATTCAGCATGCGGAAAGCTGTGTGGAGTACGAGGAGTATGATTGGATCGAAAAGGTCGATGATCCTCGGACGTACAACACGGTTGAGCAGCTCCTGTGGAAGTCGTGCGAGTATTACGACCAAAACAATTTTGGAGAGGGTAGGCGTTTCTACTTGGCAGCAATGATGAGGGAGGATAACAAAATTGTCGGACGTTGAGTTGACCGAAGAGGAACTAACGGCCTTGGAAGAATATAAGGTCCTGATTAAGGAAATGGTGGCCGCAATACAGAAGCGGTGGGACGAGAGAGCGGAGGAAGAAAGGGCATGACAGTCTTTAAGTATTCGGAAGGCATGTTTACAGAGAAGTGGTGTGAACAGTGCCTTAAAGAGTTTCGGCCTAATGATTTTGTGGCCGAGATGTATAACGAAGACGGCGATGGGTCGGAAATCGTTCATGTAGCTTGCGGACGTTCTATGGGAATGGAGGAAGTGTGAGTAGAAGTCTTACACAGGGTCGTACTAGACGTAGTTGGAAAACTTTTTTGGGTCGGCGACTTGTAATCGGCAAGGCACTCTATATTAAAATGGGGTATAAGAGAAAGGAGGTGGAGGAAAGATGAAGGAAATTAATTTGGGTTACGTTTTGACGTTGAGGCGGGCAATGCTCGGCTTGAGTCGGGCACAAGCTGCTGAGGCGGCTGGCATTTCTTACCCGTTTTATAGCGAGTTGGAAAAAAATAAGAAGGTGGCTTCGTGGGAAACTTTGCAAGGTTTGGCAAGGGCCATGAGGTTCGCAAGTTTGTCGGAATTCGCTCGTTTCGCAGAAGATGCTACGGCATCACGACCTTAAGGAGGAAAGTTAAATGGCGAACGTTGTTGAACGTACGTTTCACTTGATGATGTACAACACTTGTCCACAGACGGAGTTGGAAGACGGATGGAAGTTGTTCGTGTTCGATTTGCATTGTAGGGAAGTGCAGATCGAGGCACGACTCACGAATGCAAGTAGTGGTAGACCGAGTTACGAGATCAGAAAGGTTGTGTGGTCGTAGTGACTACAAAAACTATGAGGCCTACTAAGCGAGAGGCCGAGAAAGTATTGGAGGCGGTATTTGCGCGATACAAGAAGTATGGTGCGGCAATTTCGCCTACGTATTGGGGACCTACTCTCAAGATGGATTGGGACTGGGCTCATAATGATGGTTGGCCTTCTTTGATTTGGGAGGAAGGGCCTTATGATTGGGCAATCGAGATTGCGTGTTCTGATATTGAGTTGCCCAAGGGTGTCTGGCTTGAGCCAGTGAATAGTTGGTCGTTATCAATTTATGTGGAGAGGTAATCATGCCGAAGCACTTCGTCAACGTTTATAGGGTCGAAGATTATTATGGCGGACCAGAGGAGGGCGGATGGTACTACAAGGAGGGCATCTTTGTCGGCCGCTCTGTTAGGGTTCGCCGGCTAACTCGGGCGTACAAGGTACAAGAGGAGTTGATTAAGGCATTCCCTAAGCCTGAATACTGGGTGCTTATCGAAGACCATGAAGGAAAAGGCTGGTCAAATTATAGGCCGTATGAATAGTAAGGGCGGAAAAAGTTTTTTTGTCCACCTCTTGATTTCCGAACAGCCCTCTGATTTAAAATAGGGTATGGATAAAGAAATGTTCGGGAAGTTTATGAAGGATGTCGACAGGGAGATGTACAAGATTTCTTTGTGCACGCACATGGATATCGACGACTTCGACTATGCTGACTACTTTGAAGGTGGCGAGTCACCGATCGTCACAGCAAAGGCCGCTCTAGAGAATGCAGGATGGTAATGGAACCTAGACCGCAATATGAAGAGATTGCCAACGATGGCACGGGAGATATTGATGAGGAGCACACGTTCGATAATTCGTACTGTGACGAGTGCAACTCTATTATTGGGGCATATCTAGAAGAAGACCCGTATACGGGGTATGAGAAGCCTCGGTGGCGGGTTGCCTACTTACGACTGGGCTCAACTGATGGTAGGATCATTTGTGAGGATTGCCTACCTTTTGAGGCTATCGTAAAGTGGCTCAAATAATTTTGGGTACACATCTTGAATTCGGCAAGGCAGTCTATTATAATATTAGGTATCCAGAAGAAGGAGGTGTAGTGATGGAAGTTTGTAGGACAGGCTGTAAAGTAGAGTTCGACAGAGATGAAGTGTCGGAAAATAAGGTATTGGGCACGTATAGAGTTTGGCGTGTCTCGAAGTGCGTTCGTTGCGGTGCTGAGCACCATGAATTAATTCGGTACAAAAACTATTCAGGAGATTAGGAGCGTTGATGCGTAAGATGTATGAAGGTAAGGCAGGTTCTTGGGATGTTTGCTGGCGCTGTGATGGCGAGGGTAAGCATGTCAATGAGGCGCTCGATGGATTCTCGACGTCGGAAGAAATCTGGCAAGATGAGGAGTTTCGGGAGAACTACTTTGACGGCGTTTATGACGTTACTTGTACTGTGTGTAAGGGACGTACGACCGTTTGGGTGACGGAAGACGAAGATGAGGAGGATGACGGTGGCTATTAAGCAGACTGAAGGCGGAGTTATTATCGACGGAGAGCACATTAAGGTGTACACCTTGATGATGTTAATGCGTGCTCTGCGGTTCGAAATTGCTTTTCCTGGGATGAAAGCTTCTCGTTTCTCGCTGACTAAGGTTGCGCAGCGTGATTGGGGTTGTAAGTCTCGTACAAAGAAGGGTTGCATGGAAGAGTTGGAGGTGATTTATGCTCGGATCATTCGGGACGGTATTTGAGATGCATGAGAAGACTTTGATGTTGTCGGAACAGACGATGTCATTAACTCTTGCGGCATCGAGAATGGCGGCTGCTGCTGATTTAGGTGAGGAAGAGCCTTATCCTGAATGGGCACAAGCGACGTATAATTATTACGTCCAGTTTGCCTGTTTTACGGATAGGCTTCTAAACGTTTTTCCGCCAGGAGCTTTGACTTCGATGTTGGAATCAGTGCGATCGTTTAAAGGGGCTGTTGAGTACAGTCAACCAGAGATGGTCGAGTTCTTCGAAGTGTTGGACCATCTGGTGGAGTCGTGGGACTTTTTTAGGGCGCAAGCTACCGATCTGCTGGAAAAAATTGGATTCGGAGACTTGTAATCGTAACGGCATTCTATTATATAATTAGGTATCATCGAGAAAGGATGAGGAATGGATTATACGAAGGAATGTTTGTATGACGTCGAGTGGCAGAAGCTGCGCGTAAGTCTTCTGGGTAATTCTGGTACAGAAGAATGGGTTTCGTCGCTTGAAGAGTACGTTCGCTCGGCGAATGGTAATGCTACGGAATTTGATAGGCGTTGTTGGCGAGTTCTGAATCTGTGCAATGCGACTTTGCTGGCGTATGGCTCTCGCGAAGTTGGTGTTAATCGGATTCGTGTAAAGAATTTGCGTGACGAGTTGCAGTTGGTGTATTGCAGTCTTGCTGATGCGTATATGCAGTGGGATTGGGATAAAGTAGGTCGGGATCTTTATGATCTGTACTCGATGGATAGGGAGTCGTTTGACGCTATCTATTCTAATTTGCAGGGCAGAGTTAAGATGTCGAAGTATAAGGCTAAGATGCGGCATGAAGATGATAATCGTGACGGATTTAAGCATAGGGCAGAGTTGCAAAGGTTTCTCGGACTCATGGAAAGGGTGAAGGAAATTGGCTTACAAAATTCTCGTGTCATGTTCGAATGACGCTATCTGTGCAGGAGATGTGATTCTTGACTTCGGTCGAGATGAAGTCACTGTCGGCGCTAAGTCAGGTGCGCTGTACTATACAGAGACGACAGGGCTGTATACTTGGTGCTGTCCAGCATGCGGCTATGAAGATTCGTATTGGCCGTACATGGAGGAGGAGTAATGCTGTATCGTACACCGCCATGCTTTAGGTGTGGCGAGCAGAGTGAGATCGAGGTGTCTCGAGAAGCTATGCGACTCTGGGCTTCTGGTATGCATATTCAGGATGCGTTTCCAGATTTGAGTGTCGACGATAGGGAGCTTATTAAGACCGGCATTCATCCTTGGTGCTGGGACATTATGATGGATGAGGAGGACCATGACGCCGATTCAAAGGATGCAGACTGAGACGTGGCGCATCAACATTAGGTTGAAGCAGTTACGAGCTGTAGAGGAAAATCTGGATTGCTCGGAGCAATTGGCAGAGTTACGTATTAAACTTAGAGATATTCGCTCCGCGCTGACCGATATCTTTAATGGCCTAGACGCCGAGGTATACTTCGACGAAGACGAATAGGTGTTTAGGGGATATGGCGAAATTGGCAAACGCAGCGGACTTAAAATCCGCCGGTAGAGATACCTTGTGGGTTCGATTCCCACTATCCCCACTGTCATAGTTAGGAGGTGAAATGAATAAGAAAACAGATCCGAGGGCTTCAGCTGGAGTGGTTCGTGATCGCAAGCGTAGCGGCCTACCGCCTTGGCGTGGTACACAGCCAGTTAAGACCAAGGGTATTAAGAGGCAGCTGGCTAAGGTTAAGAAACAGAATCCTGCTGAGTATGATCGGCAGATGAGTATCATTGGAGGTTAGTTGTGAAGTATAGTATTACCAAGGAGATCCAGTTCGATGCTGGGCATAGGGTACCGTTGCACGAATCAAAGTGTAAGAATCCTCATGGCCATCGTTATCGAGTAGTAGCTGAAGTCGAAGGCGAACTTCAGGCAGAGGGATCGTCTACAGATATGGTCTTAGATTTTGGAGATCTTAAGACCATTATGCAGACATTAATCCACGACAAGTATGATCACTCTTTCATTGTATGGACTGGTGACTCGCTGTGGAGTACGTTGCAAGCATGGAAGGAGTCGAATAGCTTTGCTAAGATTGTACCTGTCGACTTCCATCCTACAGCGGAACAGTTAGCGAATCATTTTTTCCAGATTGTAAGCAGTAATCTATTTGGCGATCTGAAGCTGAAGAGTCTTACCGTATGGGAGACTCCGACGTCGAGCGCCACTGTGGAAGAAGGTAACTGATGAAGCCCTTATTGTCTGCAGCTATGATGCTGCTCCCTATGGCCCAATGCTCAACACCACCAGCAGCTCCGGCGGCGGTAGTCCATGCATGTCCTCAGTACGAAGGCTTGCTTAAGAAGTACGCACCTCCAGCTGGTTGGGATGTAAAGAAGATGTCATACTTTATGTGGCGTGAAAGTCGTTGCCATATGACATCGTTTAATGGTCACGATAGTGGTCTGTTGCAGATCAATAGAGTGAACTATCCGTATTTGCAGTCGCACCTTAAGATGTCAATGTCTCCCAAGGTATTGTTCATTCCTAAGGTTAATGTTCAAGCGGCTGCGTTGCTATGTAAGTACTGGCAAGACGGGTTGAAGTTCAAGGATGCTTGTTACATTCCTTGGGCTCCTCAGCCTGTCAAAGCTCACAATCCTATCCAACTGAAGCCTCTGCCAGGTCTTCAGTGATAGAGCATGCATTTGTTAAGGGCGACTCATATTCGTATGAGACGAAATGTGGTCGCTCCTTTAGCAAGAAGAGTCAACGTGACTCGAATCACCATGGCACTATTTGGTATGGTGATGTTAATTGTCCGGACTGTCACGAAGTGATTTTCTCCAAGGAAATCTTGAAACCGCCTCTTGATTTAAGCCCGGATCCATCATATAATATAAATTCAATCCAAGCAACAAGTGGCTTGGTTATACAACAGGAGAATATAGAAATGGCCCGTAATAAGAACACCGAGGAAGTCGTTGTCGACGGAGAAGAAGTTGCTACCGAGAAGGCTAGCAAGGTCAGCAAGTCGAAGAAGGCTCCTCTTCCTGAGGGCTGGGTGACTCCAGTCCAGTTCGCGAAGCTGCTTACTGAGCAGACCGGCAAGGAAGTTCGTCCGCAGATCATCTATGGCTACGTTAAGTCGGGCAAGGATTTCCCTTGCGATAAGACTAACGACCGTGCAGCTATCGTTCATCTCGAGCGTGCTCTCGCCTGGGTTGCAGGTAAGGATGATCGCAAGGCAGCTCGTCAGGCCGCTAAGGCTGCTCTCGAGGCGGCTAAGGCTGAGACCGTCGACGCCTGATCGCGAATGACATAATGATTCTAGTGCGGGATACGGTTAGCCGCGTATCTTAAATGACGGCCAATAGCGCCGCACTATAATCAATCAACCGAATGGTAGACAAGGCACTTTCGAGTGCCTTGTTTGCTTCTACAAGAGAGGGGTAGTAATGAAGCCTATGTTGGCTCAGCCAATGCCTATGGAGAATATTGCCAAGGTTGCGGACTATGTAATGGAACCTAAGTTAGATGGTATGAGGTTGCTACTTATTTTTGACTCTCGAGGAAAGCTATGTAAAGCCTTGACTCGATCAGGTCGTGATGTATTCTTACAGCTTCCACAGGAGTGGCGAGAGGTTATCGTTTCCAAGCATGCCGCCGATGCCATTATTGACTGTGAGTTCGGCTATGAGGATGCTGAGAAGACAAGTTGGGATTGGCCGATCTTGGACTTTAATAAGACCATGAGAGTTATGGGCAGTGCTCCTAAGGTGGCTCAACTTAAGGCCGATCAATTAAAGACGTTCGAACGAGAGACACCTGTAGCCTTCTGCTTTGATATTCAGTTGGCTCATTATGAGGGTAAAGAGACCTATAGGGAAAGGCGAGCAGACCTTGATGATGTGTTATACAATTCGGCTTTCCCCTTTACTTACATGCGTATGGTAGATATGCTCGACTACGGATGGCATGAGCCTTACTATGATCATTATGTCGAACGTGGCGGCGAAGGCGTTATGATGAAGAATCCTGAGAGCTTGTACATTCCTGGCGGTAGGCCAACAAAGACCTGGTACAAGATTAAGAAGTATAGTACAGCTGATGTAGTCATTACAGGCTATACAGAAGGCACAGGAAAGTATTCAGGATTTATCGGCGCTGTAAAGTTTTCCATTTGGGATACTGAGAATAAGCGATATGTCGAGGTAGGCCAATGTTCTGGTATGACTGATCAGATGCGTATGCTTATTTCGTCTAGGCGTGAAGAGTATATGCATTCGGTAATGGAGATTAAATATTTCGGCTTTACTGCCGGCACTCCAAGGCATCCTCAGTTCTATAGAATGCGTGATGATAAGGAACCTCAAGATTGCATCTTGATTTCCTAATGGCCCCTTATTATATAATAGTAGTAGAAAGGAGAGGTGATGGTATCTCTTGAGTTAAGCAATGAAGAGGCCGAGTATCTTAGTGACATTATTGAAATGTGGTGTCAAGGTATTGAGGAGGAAGTTAAGGGGTTAACAAATGAAAGTGATCCAGAGGCACATTGGTCTCGATATGGATTACGTAAGCAATTTAAGGCAGCAGGTTCTATTAAGATGCGGTTAGATCTCGAGAGGGGATTTCCTAGTGAGTAATTTAGTTGGTCCGGCAATGTTAGGGCATTGCGCTACAGTGTACGACACAATGGTAGCTAAAGCAAAGCAAGATGCCGAAGGTAATCTTTACTTTGAAGGTTCAGGTACTAAGCTTGTTAATTCTGTAGGCTTATCTAATCCGTACTATAGTTCGGTTATGAAGGCTCTAAAGGATATGGATTGTGTTCGTCAAGCTCGTCGCGGCGGAGGCGGTCAAGGTTCGGTATGGTTCTTATTACAAGAGCCTACGGAAGAACTGTGGGCAGCTATGCAAGCAGCTAAGCCTGTAGGACAAAAAGTTTCCATGGAAGAAGTATATCAGGCTCAGCGAGCGATGCTGGCTCGACTTAGTGACCTAGAAAATAAGGTAGCAATGTTGGAGGCTCTAAATGGCTGATACGACTTTAGAAGCGGCTCGGAGATGCCCTAAGTGTAATTTGCCTGGAGAGGATTTAAAGCAAGACAGGCTTCCAGGAGGTGCTACTATGCATTATATTTACTGTAGAAATACTCGCTGCGAATGGAGTGATACGCCTTGGCTTGTGCAAGTATTGCCCAACGGAGAGATTGCGGAACGTAAGGCAGGGCCACAACAGTTTGCAAAGCGTTCGGCGGACTATGAAGCTTACGGTCGTCGCGTAGTAGAAGATGCGGTCAAAAGAGATTTAAGGGATTCGTAATCTTGATTTCCCACAGGCCCGATTTTCTATAATGTTAATCTACGAGTTTATAAGCGAGCGTATTAAGTATCTATGAGGCTCGTGTAGATCTTGTTAGACTATTGTTATACCGAGTTAAAGAGGGGTTTATAGATGATTAGCGAGAGCGATCTCGAAAGGTTGGAATTAGAAGATCAGGTTGCTGAAGTTGGTAAGCTGACGCCAAGAGAATATGGTAGGCTTAGAAATATTCAGCCGCAGTTAGTTTATTACCATTTGCGGCAAGGCCATATTGAGTTGGAGCTTTGTGTCTGCGGACGTAAAGTTATTGATGTAGCTATTACCGATGCCTTCTTCGAGAATCTTTGGGCACAAAAGAAAGGGTTAAGCCTTGAGTGACTTTGATTTTGCGTACCGCGAAAAGATGTATCGTAAGCGTAGGAAGAAGTCTGGAGGTGGTCTAAGTGAGGAGCTTAAGGATCAGCTAGATGCCTTACAGCCTTTAAAAGATGCAGGTCTTTTCTGTAAGAATTGTCGTAAGTGGTATAAGTGGAAAGATTTTCATACAAGTTATGATACTCATAAGCTCGGCTTTATTCGCCTCTGGTTCTGTAATAGATGCGGAGAGTGTTGTAAAGAGGAGCTATTAGATGCTGAAGATTGATTTGTTTCCTCATCAGAAGGAAGCAGTGGACAAACTTAAGGAGTTGCCCAATGTGGCTTTCTTTGACGATATGGGCGTTGGTAAAACTTATCAGGCCATCGCTATTGACGACTATCGACGTAGTCAAGCTAAAGGGAAGACGTTAGTTATAACCCTTAATGGGCCGATGACTATTCAATGGCGCAAGGCGTTTCAAACAGCTACGAATCTTTCTGTTGTCATTGTTGACCCCAAAGATAAGGAAGACTCATGGCAAGAGTTTAAAGACTCTAATGCCGACGTCCTCATTACGCATTGGGAGTCCCTGTGGAAGCCTAGAAGCTCTACGGCCAAGTTTAGTTTCTTTAAATGCCTTGTAGAAGAGAAATGGTTACATGTTATTGCCGATGAGGCCCAAAAGATTATGCATAGGCAGAATCAAGTAACGCGTAACCTTAAGGCCATTAAACCGAAGTATCGTACAGCTCTTACTGGCACGCCTACTTCTGGTAAGCCCGATCTATTATGGTCAGTACTTAATTGGCTTTACCCCAAGGACTGGACTTCGTATTGGAAGTTCTTTGAACAGTATTGTAATTACGAAACATCTTATCAAGGGTACAAAGTAGTTACTGGACCTAAAAATGTACCAGAGCTGCAGAATAAAATTAAACCCTTTACCGTTCGTAGACTGCTACGAGATGTGCGTAAGAATATGCCCGAGCGTATGCCACCGTTAGACTTCGAAGTCCAACTAGAGCCTAGTCAACGTAAGGCCTATGAGGAAATGAAGGCTGATATGGTAGCCTGGGTTAGATCTCAAAATACTTCAGGTGAGATGGAACCTATTATTGCTCAAGCGGCTATCTCTAAATTAGTACGTCTGTTACAATTTGCTTCAGCTTACGCTACCGTAGATGCCGAAGGCAAGGTGCTACTTTCTGAGCCCAGTCCTAAGTTAGATTTTTGTATGCAGCTTATTGAGACGGCTCTAGAAGAGGATGTCAAGCTGGTCGTATTCAGTAACTTCAGACAACTGATTGAACTACTGAACGCCAGATTGACTAAGGCTAAGGTGCCTTATGTTACTGTACATGGAGAAGTGTCTACCGAAGATAGAATTAAAGGTGTGCAGCAATTTCAGGAAGGCGATGCTAAGGTCTTTACAGGTACGATTAAAGCTGGCGGAACAGGTATTGATTTATTTGCCGCGCATCGTATTGTATTCCTAGAACGAGATTGGTCGCCTTCAGCTAATGAACAAGCTATTGGCCGAGTTGATCGTATTGGCCAGACACAAGCTGTACAGGTAATAGATATTATTGCCGCTGATACAGTGGAGTCACAAAAGAATGCTACGATCGAGATGAAGTGGTCTTGGATTAAGGAACTATTAGATTTCCCAAAGGAGAATACAAATGACTAAAGAAGAGGCTATGAACAAGATTGCCGAATACTTGCCTACGATGCACTGCATCCAATGGCTCGATTGGGACATCAGCAAGGAAGAAAGGTTTAACGCCGCCGTGGAATACATGGGTAACTTTCTGCAAAAGGCAGGCATTGTAGAATGATTTACTTCAGGGACTTAATGATCGTCTGGGTAGGTTCTATTCTTTTTGTTATAGCTGTATCTTGGTTCCTTAAGAAGTAGGCAATCGAATTGCCTTATTGATTTCCCATTGAGGCTAAGATATAATACTAATCACAAGAAAGAGGGGATATGCGAGTCATTCCGATTCATACTAGTGACCGGCTTTCGTTTAAGCGATGCCGTCGACGCTGGGATGTTATGAGTGATCTGCGCCAAGGTTATAAGCCTATTGATACACCTAGGCCTTTAGCTTTTGGTACGGCGTTCCATAAGGCTATGGAAATCTTTTACGATCCGTCTACTTGGTTTATGACCGAAGATGATCGTAGAATTATTTTAGTCAATAACGCCCTAGCGTCCTTTAAAGACGAGATGTCGAAGCAAAAGCAAAGGTACTTAAGGCTTACTGGCAGAGAGAGTCTGGACGATCAAGATAGAGTTTCCTACGAGGAAGATCTTGATTTAGGTATTGGTATGCTTAAGCATTACTTTGACTACGTTAAGCGTAAGGGCTACGATAGATTTAAGCCTCTTGCCACCGAAGTAGACTTTGAGGTAGACATTTTTACGCCTACAGAAATTAAAGACATCTGGGGCTGGACGGATACTCGTGTTGTCTATAGAGGACGTATTGACTTACTAGTCCAGGATCCTTGGGGAGAAGTTTGGATCTGGGATCATAAGACCACAGCGCGCATGCGAGACACACTTAGTCATTTAGAGTTAGACGAACAATTAAGTTCGTATAACTGGGCTTTACAAAAAGCCTTAGGCATTGAGATCGCAGGCAATGTCTATGCCGAAATCTTTAAGGCATATCCTAAGCCTTTGGAAGAGCTTAAAAATATTCGGCAAGGCAGAAGGTTCTCTACTAATAAGCAACAGATGTGTTCATATGATATTGCTAAGGCCCAATTAGAAGAGGCCGGCGAAGACTTAGCTTTGTACGAAGAGTTCTTACTACACCTTAAAGGTGAGGGTAAAGAATTTGTACGCCGTTCAGAAGTGCGTAGGAATCAACACGAACTTAATGAGATCGGCAACCGAATCCGCGATGAAGTACTAGACATGTTAGATCCAAAGCTTCGGATCTATCCTAGTCCTAGTCCTTTCTCTTGCGATAATTGTCCTGTGCGTTCTGTATGCGTAGCTATGAACGATGGCAGTGACTACAAATGGATATTAACTACATACTTCAATCCTGAAAAGAGAAACAATGCCCTCTAAAATTGAAACACCTCAAGTGCTTACGAAAGAAACTATTGGCGGCCTGGCTATTAATTCTGTAGCTGAGTCCGAAGCTTTGATCAATATGATCATTTACGCTGAGTCAGGCACTGGTAAGACTGTTCTTGCAGGCAGCTCTGATGCTGTAGCCGAAATGTCTCCAGTACTTATTGCCGACGTCGAAGGCGGTACGTTCTCCTTAAGGGCATTCTATCCTAACGTAAAGTCTGTACGTATTAAGAGTTGGGATGATATTGCTACACTTTATAATGAACTACGCCGAGGCGATCATCCCTTTAAGACTATCGTCATTGATTCCCTTACTGAATTGCAAAAGGTCAGTATGACGACAATCATGGCTGAAGTCATTAAGAACGATGCTGATCGAGATCCTGAAGTCCCTTCTGTACGTGAGTGGGGAAAGAATGCTGAACAGATCCGTAGAGTTGTTCGAGCATTTCGCGATCTGCCTATGAATACGATCTTCACTGCCCTTGTGGCTGATGATAAGGATCCAAAGTCTGGTAAGACTACATACAGACCTTCATTGCCAGGTAAGCTGGCAAAGGAAGTTCCTGGCTATGTAGACCTTTGCCTTTATATGTATCGCAAGGAGTTGCCTGATCCTGAACAGGAAGGCAAGACTAAGAATAGTCGTCTCCTTTTAAGTTCGGCTACAGAACAATATGTGTGCAAGGATCGTAGTAATAACTTGCCACCCGTATTAGTAGAACCGACCATGGCAGAGATTTGGTCTGCTATTCACAAACACAATTAAGACAGGAGCTAGAAGTAAATGGGTACAGTTATTGACCTCAGTAATGTTGAAGGCGGGAGCAGTTATGATCCGCTGCCGGCTAATCAGTATCACGTCGCCGTGACCGATGTCGAAGTAAAGGAGTCAGGACCTAACTCGAAGAATCCTGGCAGTCTTTATCTCGCTTGGGAGTTCACTGTGCAGAGCGGAGAGTTTGAAGGTCGAAAGCTTTGGACTAATACGTCCTTGCTTCCGCAGGCTCTCTTCGGCCTTAAGGGATTGATCGCCGCTTGCCCTAATAGCGGCTTAGATCCTAACGGCACTTTAGACCTGGAAGAAGTTACTTCCGAACTTATGGGTCAAGATGTTTGTGCTGTTGTGACTCTTAAGACCAAGCCGGCTGAGTATGCTCAGTACGAAGGCGAGAAGCAGAACAACATTAAGGCCTTTAAGCCTATGGGCCAAATGAAGGCGGGTAAGTCAGCATCTATGATGCCGTAATAAATCTCGTCGTAGTGTAACGGTAGCACACTGCCTCGCCTGCAGTAGAGGAGGTTCGATTCCTTCCGACGAACTATGGATACAGATGAAACACCCATTTGTTGCGGTTATGAAATGTTATATTCAGAATTCGCTAGTACAAGTATCATCGGCGAGGATGTTTACTTTTGTAGTGAATGCGGTAAGATGGTAGATAAAGAGACAGGCGAGGTCCTAGATGCTGGCAGTGAGTAATGAAGCGACAGAAAAGCGGGCGTTATTTTTTGACGCTATCTTCGGAGAAACAAAAGGGTATTTATGCTTAGCCACTATTCCTCCCGGTAAGCGTGAGCTCAGGGAAGAATTCTTTAGTTGGCCTAAACAAAAGGACTTAGCTTTAGACTTCGTACAACGTCATGCTATGACTCATAATGTCTATTGGTGCACAACATTACTTTCGGATACTAAGAGAGTCAAAGAAAAGTGTATTGATAGCCAAATTGTTTGGGCCGATCTTGACGCATGCGATCCTAAGCATCTGGAAGAAGAGCCTACCTTTATTCTGGAAACAAGTCCTAATCGATTCCAAGCCCTGTGGAAGTTAGAGGCGCCGACATTATCTTATGACGCTGAAGATATTTCTAGGCGTATTGCACATAAGTATAATCAATACGGTGCAGATTTATCTGGCTGGGATCTTACTCAACTACTTCGAGTACCCTTTACTTTGAATCATAAGTACGGTGGCGGCAATACTTTTGCCGGACCGCTTATTAAGATCGTAGCTGTAAATGGTATTCAATACACCTTAGCGGAATTGCGTGAAGCGCTTCCACAGGTGGCCAGCTATGCGACGGCAGATATTCCTTTTCCTGACGCTAGTGAGATGCCTGAAGAAACTGCAGATGTACTTATGGAGAAATACCGTAAGCGATTGCAGCCACTTGCTTGGCACTTATTTAGTGAACCGCCAGAGAAAGATTGGAGTGGCGTTCTTTGGCAGTTAGAAATGTTTTGTATTGAAGCAGGCATGACACGCGAAGAAGTATTTGTAGTATCACGTGATAGTGCCTGTAATAAATATAAGCGTGACGGAATTCAAGAGAGCCAACTTTGGAAAGAAGTATGCCGAGCATATCATAAGCATGAGATGCATATGAATGCTATCGCGCCAGGACTACTTGAGCCCTTATTGTCCAATGAGGACAAAGAGTTAATTGAAGGCTATGAAAGTCTTGTAGACGAATATATGAACTGGGCTAAGACTATTGGTGATGCAGCCCCTCAATATCATCAGGCTGGCGCCTTTACTATTTTATCTAGTGTTATGGCAGGACCAATTAGGTTGCCCACTTCTTTCGGCATTCTCTTACCTAATGTCTGGTTTATGATTTTGGCAGATACGACTTTAACGAGAAAATCTACTGCCATGGACTTAGCTATGGACCTCCTAGCCGAAGTAGATAGTGACGCTTTAATGGCTACAGATGGTAGTATTGAAGGTCTATTTGGTGCACTACAGTTTAGAACTTCAAGGCCTAGTGTGTTCTTAAGAGACGAATTTTCTGGACTCTTAGAGATGATGACAAAGAAGGATTACTATGCTGGCATGGCTGAGACTCTTACTAAATTATATGACGGTAAGTATCAGAAAAGGATTCTGCGATCGGCGGTCATTGAAGTAAAGGAACCTGTATTAATTATTTTAGCTGGAGGCATTCGAGATCGTATTCTGTCATTACTACAGTATGAACATGTAGCGAGCGGCTTCTTACCGCGATTTATTTTTATTACGGCAGAGTCCGATCTTAGCCGTATTAGACCTTTAGGTCCACCTACAGTAACTACTCTAGCAGGCCGCCAAGAAATTATTGAACAGTTACAAGAGCTACATTCGTTCTACAATCGTCCACAGCAGGTTGTTATTCAAGGTAAGACTCTCGAAGCTCCCGCCAAGTGGGATGCAGAATTAACTAATGAGGCTTGGCTTAAATATAATGAGTTCGAGTCAAGTATGATGAAAGCCGCTTTGGCTTCTAAACTGCCTGACTTAATGACGCCTATGTTCGATCGTCTATCTAAGTCAGGACTTAAGGCAGCTGTGCTTTTAGCTGCATTACGCATGGAAGAAAAGATTGTAGTCACTAAGCGAGATTTAGTTAAGGCCTTTAGTTATGTCGAGTATTGGAGATCATGTGGACTAGAGATTGTAGAGAACATTGGTAGAACATCTAGTGAACGACTTCTGCAAAATATTATGCGTGCACTTAAGAAGTCTGCAGAAGGTATTACAAGATCCCAGTTGATGCAAACGTATCATCTGGATGCACGTGCAGCTGAAAATGTTTTAATGACTTTGGAGCAACGAGGACTAATTACTCGTCGTAAGTCTGGTAGAACAGAGTGGCTTTACGCAAACGTTATTCCCAACTAGGAAGGTTAAAAATGGATAAGGATAAGGCAATTGTTGTAGTTAGTGGCGGTATGGATAGCGTCACTCTAGCTTACTGGGTTAAGCAGTATATTGAAACTGAAGTGCATGGTATTAGTTTTAATTATGGTCAGCGACATAAGAAGGAATTAGACTTTGCAGCGGCCTTAGTTACTGACGGTGTCTTAGCTAGTCATACTACTGTAGATCTTAGTAACATTCAAAGTTTAGTTTCTAAGTCTAGTTTGACTAATACCGATGTAGAAGTTCCTGACGGATTATATAACGAAGAGACCATGAAGATTACAGTAGTGCCTAATCGTAATATGATCATGTTGGCTATTGCTGTCGGCTATGCAGTTACTTTAGATGCTCGTGCAGGTGTATGGACAGGAGTGCATGGCGGAGATCATTTTATTTACCCGGACTGTCGTCCTCCCTTTATCGAGTCAGTTAACGAAGCCGCTATGCATGGCAACTACGGCTTCTGTGAATGGAACGATCGAGCAGTTAATGCGCCTTTCATTAATATCGGCAAGCATGATATTTGCCGATTTGGGGCCGAGCTTGGCGTTGACTTTACGAAGACTTGGTCTTGCTATAAGGGAGGAGCGGTTCATTGTGGCCGTTGCGGAACTTGTACTGAACGTAAGGAAGCATTCGCTTTAGCCGAAGTAATTGATCCTACTGAATACACGGATCCTTATTATAAGCGTGAGGCCTATCGTGGCTAAGAAAGCTGTAGATGTCGCAGCTGAGTTACGCGCTCGCTGCCCTCATGTGCCCTGCGATGGCAAGTGTCTCTATATGAGAGCTGCCGAAACGATTAGTGCGTTACAAGACAATATTAAAGAGTTGGCTGACCGTAGTTATTCTACGACATTTAATTTAGTTCATAGGTTTCATCAAGTTACTGGAGCTAAGATTGGTGACGGAGAATGGCCTACTAAGAAGGAGTTCGTCTTACGCTACAATCTTATTGAAGAAGAACTTTTTGAACTGGCCGAAGCATATGAAGCTAATGATTGGTATGCTATAGCTGACGCTTTAGCTGACTTAGATTACGTAGTCAATGGTGCGGCTGTAGCTTTTGGAATTCATTTACCGACTATTACCAAGGAGGTACATAGATCAAATATGACTAAATTAAACCCTGATGGCACTCCAGTGTTAAGAGAAGACGGTAAAGTATTAAAGGGAGCTAATTATGAACGACCAAAGATTGATGACTCTCTTATGGCATTTAGCAAAGAAATGATGGATTGGTATAATGGATGAATTTGAAACATGTGTTAACGCTATGTTAGCAATGCATAATGAAAAGAAGCAGGCATATGGATCTGAGATGGATTCTATGCAAAACTTTTATGACATTGCAGCTACCACAGGCGTGACTGTATTGCAGGCAGTAGAAGTCTTATTAGGCAAGCATCAGTCTTATATCAAACGGTTCCTATCAGAAGATCGTAGTCGCGATAAGTATTCTGATGATGCCTATCTTGATCGAGCAGTATATGCAGTATTGGCTTACGTTCTTTATCAAAGAGGAGAAGAAGAATGTTACGGTTAAATGAACATTATGTTAGTGTGCAAGGTGAAGGGCCTAATACTGGCAAGCTTACGCAGTTCGTAAGATTTGCTGGCTGTAATATGCGATGCCCTGGATGGCCTTGTGATACTATTCATGCTGTAGATCCGGCCTTATGGAAGAATGATCCTAAGTTAAGTGCCGAAGAGATTGCCAATGCTATTATGGGCAAGAAGGTAAATGAGGGTGCTAGTCATATTTGCATTACTGGCGGAGAACCTTTTATGCAAGATGCTAGTCATCTGAAGACTCTAATCCAGCTATTAGGCAATCGCGGCTGTACAGTTGATATCTTTACGAATGGATCATTTGCCTTTCCAACTTGGACATCATTGTCTTTCATTAATATTGTAATGGATTGGAAGCTTCCCGGTTCAGGGGAAGCGACAACTAAATTAGATGTCCGTGAAAAGAATCTACAACTCCTTACATTTAAGGATGCAGTTAAGTTCGTCATTAACACGGAAGACGATCTAGCTCATGTGTATGGATTAGTTACAGGCAACCTATTTGATAAGATCAAGTGTAATGTCTGGATTGGACGAGCTTGGAATAGTACATTAAGTAACGACGACTTAATTGACTTTCTCAAGCACAACGGATTCCAATGGAATCTTAACGTACAAATGCATAAGTATCTTTGGCCCAATGTTGAAAGAGGAATCTGAAATGGATATCGTACCGTTGTTTAAGGAATTATTCCCGTTCTATGATTGGGAGGGAGATCCTGAGTTAGCTGATACGCCAGCTCGATGGCAAAAGATGATGAAGGAGTTGACTACACCGCAGTCATTTGAATTTACTACGTTCGAGAACCCTGGCTATGACGAAATGATTGTTGTACAAGATATTTCCTTTACGTCAGTCTGCGCACACCATCTGGCTCCCTTTGTTGGTAAGGCTCATGTAGCTTACGTACCTACAAAGACTATTGCAGGTCTTAGTAAGCTCCCGCGCACTGTGGAATATTTTTCAGCCGGACTTTGGACTCAAGAAGCTTTGACTAATACTATTAGCAACTTCCTAGAAGAACAATTAGATCCTTTGGGTGTTGCCGTTATTATGCGTGGAGAGCATACTTGTATGTCTTTACGCGGTGTCAAAGCTCATGGCACTTTAACTACGACATCATCTATGCGGGGATGTTTTGCCGACCATACTAAGCAAGCTCGTTCAGAATTTCTTAGCTTGATTTCGTAACCGCCCATTATGTTATAATTATTTGAAGGAGATAAGATGAAGGTAGCATTAATCCCGCCTAATGTAATCAGACTTGATTACGCACAACGTAAGTTCCATTTAATCGTACCTGATAGTTATTCGGAGGAGGTGGCTAACTATAACGGATATGTTATTTTAGATAATGGAGCTGCCGAAAAGAATCTTAAGGGACTTAACTGGCTTGATAGGGCTTGCGACACAGGACTCTTCAATGAAGTTGTCTCTATCGACAAGTTAGGCGATTGCGAGTTCAGCATCGAAGGAGCCAAGAGTATGGAGCTTATTAGTAATAAGTATCCTGATATGTCTATTATGGGTGTTGTGCAAGGAGACTCTATGGCAAAAGTTGTAAAGTGCCTTACTGCATATCAACATATGGAACATATCGATGTAATCGGATTGCCTAGAGTTCTCAATGAACAATTTGGACCACAATCTCGGTTGCGGTTAGCTGAAGCTATCCAGAATGATCCTGACTTTAATAAACCTATTCATTGCTTAGGAGCATGGTATGGCTTCTCCGAAGAGATTAAATATCTATCCGATATAGAAAGTGTCCGTAGTATGGACAGTTCTTTACCCTTTGTTTTAGGCCTTCAAAACTTATCATTTATGGATAGACTACCATCTGATCTTAAGCGGCCTTCAATGTATTTCAGTTCTTTTCCTACAGCTACACAACGAAAGGTAATCGATGACAACGTCAGAATCTATCTCAACTGGGCGCAGACATCCTAAAGCCTTATGTGAGGAATGTACTTTAAATGAAGACAGTAGTATCTTTGTCGGAAGTAGTAACCCAGGAAATTGTACTCTCGCCATCATCGGCGAAGCCCCTGGCTATCAGGAGGCTCGTTCAGGCCAATGCTTCAGTGGCCCCTCGGGAAAGCTTTTGGATAGTGTATTGCGTGAGGTGGGAATCGACAAAGAAACAGCCTTCCAAACAAATGCGGTTCTATGTCGCTCACGTACCAATCGTGCGCCGAGCAAAAGTGAAATCAAGTGTTGTTGGCCAAGACTTCAATCTGAGCTGGAGGAAGTTAACCCTAATGTCATCTTGGCGCTTGGGAATGCTGCTGCACAAGGAGTCCTTCAAACAAGTGAAGGAGTCTCTTCGCTTAGAGTTGGACCACCTAGACGTTCAGAATTATTTAATGACGCAAAGATTATTGCCACTTATCATCCAGCTGCCTGCTTACGTCAAGCCGACTTCTTTCCTAATCTCAAGGCTGATGTCAAGAAAATTAATGTAGCTATTGACTATTGGCAAGAACCTGCTATTGTCATCTGGGACGATGAGGCTTCAGCTTCCACAGGGCTTGAGGGACTAGTTGAACAGTATGATACGTTTGCTATCGATATCGAAGTAGGCATTGAAAAGGATACCGACTTTGATCATCCTGAACGGTATCAATTTCTTTGTATAGGTATTGCTGCAGATGCCAATACTGTTTATGTTATTGGCGAAGAGGCACTTAAGTCGAATCGTGTCCGAGAAGCATTGAAGCCTTTACTGCGGTGTAATCTTATTGCGCATAATGGTAAGTTTGATCTAGCGGCTCTTAAACTTATTGAACCTGAAGCACGCCTTTGGTTTGATACCATGCTAAGTTCCTATTGCCTTGATGAGCGTCCAGGTGTACATAGCTTAGGCTACCGCGCTGTGGAAGTTCTTGGAACACCTAGTTGGAAGGATGTTCTCGAGCCTTATGTAGGCTCAGGAAAGAATAGACAGTCGTATGCTAATGTGCCTAGAGACATTCTTTACAAGTATAACGCTTTGGACGTTAACTGTACTTGGCGTCTTATGGAGCACGATAGGCAAGCGCTTAAGGCGGAGAACTTAGAAAAGCTGCATCAAGATTATAACGACATTACGATGATGCTTATGCATGCAGAGACTGCAGGTATTAGAATTGATGAAGAACACTTTAGTAATTTGCAGACTACATATAAGGATGAATTGGCTCGCCATGAAGACTTTCTTTCCTCTTGGGTAGATAATCCTCGTAGTCCTAAGCAAGTGAAAGAGGCGTTAGCGTCGCTAGGTTATAATGTAGAGTCAACCAATTCATTGACTCTTGAAGTACTTATGCGTAAGATTAAGCCTGAATCTGAAGCAGGCTCATTTATTGTAGGCTTACAAAAGCAGCGTAAGGATCAAAAGCTTTACTCCAATTATATTGTAGGCTTACCTGAAAAGATTTATGCAGGAAGGTTACACACAAACTTTCTAATGCATGGAACTACATCAGGACGGTTAGCTACACGTGATCCTAACTTGCTTAATGTTCCCAGAGGCAAGCTTATTAAGTCAGGCTTCTTACCTGACGAAGGTTGCGTCTTTGTTCAGGCTGACTATAAGACAGCCGAGCTGCGTGTCGTAGCTATTGAGTCTGGTGATAAAGAACTTCGGGCAGTTCTTAGTGATCCGACTCGAGACATTCATAGTGAAGTTGCAGTAGAACGTTATGGGCCTAACTTTACTAAGGCACAACGCGTGCGAGCTAAGGCTGTAGTATTTGGTGTAGGTTATGGTCGCGAGGCGCATAGCATTGCAATTGAATACGATATGTCTAGACAAGAAGCGCAAAATGTTATTGACGCTTTATTCGCAAAGTATCCTGATATCCCTGCATGGCAAGAACATATTAGGCATAGAGTAACCCGTCAAGGCGAAGACTTGCGTAATGCTTTTGGCCGTACACGCAGGTTCCATTTAATCAACAAGGACAACATTGATAACATTCGTAGAGAGTGCCTAGCCTTTATTCCGCAGAGCACAGCCAACGATTGTAATATGCGAGCGGCAGCTTTATTGTACAAAGAGTCTAAGTTGGACATTCGCCTTCTAGTGCATGACTCCATTTTAGTTAACTGTAAGGCAGACGAAGCCGTTCAGGTTGCAGAGTATATCGCACAGACTATGCAACGTGTAGCAGCTAATGAATATTCGGATTTAGTTCCGTTTTATGTAGATACATCTATTGGAAGTAACTGGGGAGAGTTAACATGAGTAAGGGCAAATTAACTAAGGTAGGCGAAGAGCATATTAATGCGAACGGCTATACTATGGTCAAGACTTCCGCAGGGTGGCGCTTGAAGCATCATCTTGTAGCGGAAGAGATTCTTAAGCGACCTCTGACCGAACAAGAGCGGGTGTCGTTTAAGGATAACGATCGGACTAACTTTAGTCCTGACAATATTATTGTAGCCATTAAGCGTAAGCCTGGCTCTGCTGCTCATACCAGAAGGCTTGTACGCATTGAAGAATTAATGACTGCCTTAGTAGAAGATTCAAATGATAAGTGGGAAGCGCTTAAGGATCTCGAGGACGCCATTGGTAATGTACGAAGCCTCTATGGGTTTAGCGCTAAGCTATGATAGACCTAGCGTTAACATTGTTTAATGAGAGTCTAACAAGTTTATCCCATAGCTCTCGCATACTTATAACTAGCGCTTATCAACTCGAGGATTAACTAATGAAGATAATGGCCTTCGATCCTGGAAGAACGACTGGATGGGTTTATATAATCTGGCAACGGGAAACCTCGCCTTCTTTTGAAGGAGGTACTTTAGGTCCGGAGCCCCATCACAAAGCCCTGTGGAAGTTGTTGCACGAGAGACAGCCCGAGCTTATTGTAGCTGAACATTTTATTCAGACTGGCGGTTATGTAGTATTAGATAGTAGAGAGTACGAAGGTATTCTTATTTTGTATAGTCAGGAATATAATATTCCGATCGTATTACAAAATGCTTCGGAAGGTAAATCTATCTTTACCGATAAGGTAATTCCAGCTAAAATGAATAAACATACTAAGGACGCTTTAAGACACGGACTACATTATATAACAACAGTCCTTAAAGATTATAGGTTCTTAAAAAGCGAAAGACCCTTACTGGATGGCCCCGAGCTCCAGTAAGGGTCTTTCTAACCTAATGACTAATCAAGTGGTATTAGAAACTAGGCTTCTGATTTGTACCGAAAAGAATTCGACCAAGTGCGGGCCACTTAGCTTCGACTTCTTTACCAATACGGTACAAGATTGTAAGTACAATAGGTGCCACAATCATAAGTTGATCGACACTAATGTTTAATCCTAACTTAGTAGCAATCCAAAGTAAAGCTCCTGTCCAAGCGGCAGGTACTGTAGTACGAATTGTATCTAAATGCTTATCGTTCATTATTCCTCCGGAAGATTTAATCCTACATGATTAGCAATTGCTCGAAGACAATCTGTTTGAAAAGAAAAGTTTTTACTTCCCTCCTCTAACCTTGCTTCAATGTTCTTTACCCTCTCCACTAAGGTAGGTTCGCCAGTACGTTGATGGTTCACTGCCTTATTTACTTGGGCTACTGACTCTTTAATAACATCTAAGTCTTGCCTTAATAAACCCAAATCAGCCGTTACAGGACCAGCCTTGATCTTGAAGCGGCTGATTTTATTTTTCCAAATAAGAATAAAGAGACCAATAATGGCTACAAGAGCAACAGTTCCCCAAACAGTTTGTGTATTCAATTTAACTGGCCTTATCAATAGCTGCCCAAGTTTGCGGACCAACAACGCCGTCCACAATGAGGCCTTTATTAGCTTGGAATGCCTTAACAGCTTGTAAAGTTACATTACCGAAAAAGCCGTCAATAGCTGATGAATAGATCTTTGCCTTAGTAAGTACTCCTTGCAGATATCTAACAAGGTCGCCATTACTATTTAATTGAATAGTAGCCTTATGTACATCTAAAGGAAATAAGCCCCATTGAAAGTGTACGGGATCAAAGATTCCAATAGAGGGATGAGATGTAGCTGGATGTAATCCCATAGCTACAGTTACACTATTACGAAAGGCGTTCATATTCCACGTATGAGCGTCAGCGCTCCAAGGTGAAGGTCCTGCCGGATCAATCTTTCGTCCAGGACTCCATTCAGCATGAGCTCGCACATGAGCGACAGGAATCTTATAAGCTGCACATAAAGCAGCTACGCCCTTAACGTAGTTACTTGTTTGCACAACAGGCCACTTTTCACCTACACCATTGTTAGCTGCTTCAATACTAATGGCATAAAAGTTCATCATATCTTGAGGAACTCCTCCACCCCACGAATCGTGCCCTTCACCGTTCGTTGCAGTTCGGCCAGCAGCGATTACATGGAATGTGCCCTTGCGATCCAGATATAGATTGCAAATAGGCGAATAAGGAGCTCCGTGTAAAATAAATTGAATATCAGTATTGCCATCAGTAGAAGGCGGACTAGCTGTATGATGCACCATTACATGCGTAGGCGATTGATTATAGCCTGGCCAGTTAGGAAAGCATCGGGTTTGCCAGCCTGCGACTTCTTCCACAGGGAGGCCCGCTTTCCTAAGAATGGACGCAAGGTCGGTTAGCCAAATTGTCATTATTGCTCCTTTATTAGGTCCAAGTGGACGGGGTCCAAATATATGATACGGCATGGAATCGAGCATCGCCACTACCCATAGTAACGTTACCGGTGCCAGATTCGCGAGTGATACCAAAACTAACAGTTAAGGCTGAGCCAGCTGTTGTACCAGCAGCAGCATGAACTTGCCTATGACTAGCAGTAGTGCCATCACTATACCAGCGATTAACGCCATAAGTAGTTACAGGAGATCCAGCTCCATCAGTAAAGCCAATTAGAGCCTGGTCAGTACTTACTGTCTTTGTGCATACTGTCCTAGCCCACATAATAACCATACCATTTACTGGCTGAGCTGGAATGGTAAAGGCTCCTGTAGTAGGGTAAACGTATGTAGTACTATTAGCAGTAGGTCCTCCTGTAATACTAATATTACCTGCTAAAGGTTTGGCTATATTAATATTAGTGATAGTAGCATTAGCGATGTTCAAATATTGATAAGCTAATGTATCAGTTACTGGACCTAAAAGAATAAGAGATGTATCTGCCTGCAATAGCCAAGCTGCACTACCTACATTTATAACTACTCCGGGCATAGTATAGACATCAACACTATCCGGACTATCGAGCATTTGTACTGAAGCTGTTCCTAAGCCATCACATTGAGTTATAATACCCATGCGTAACTTAAGAGGCGAATTAATATTCGCATTTTGTTTCATCCAGTTAGCTGTCTTAGTGATGCTCATAATGTACTTCCCCTACGCATTGTAATATACATCGGCCGAGTATATATAAGCGGCCAAGATAGTTGATCAATAATATATGTGCCTGTAGTACCTGTATTGGCCCGAGTTAAAGTAATGACGTCATCAATATCAAAGAACGGATTAACTAACGTACTAATGACTACAACGTCTTTACGCCCTAACATTTGCCTTAATAAAGTATCTGCAACCTTCTGTGCCTGAATAGCATTCTTAACTCTAGGCGTCTTAATAAAATAAGGTACATCGCCATAAGGTCCGTAATAGTATGTAGGACTACCAGAGTTAAGATCATAGGCATGAGCAACAATGGGCGCTACGTTACCCGCGCCTTCAGAAATAACTACGACATGATTATATTTACGTGAACCAGATGTGCGCTGAATATTAAGCATCGTACTATTGACTCCTTCAGAAAAGTCCCAAACAGGAACTGAAGTATAAGGAGTACCAAAGGGCACAATATTACAGAAGCCATTAGCATCAAAGTAAGCTGTAAGACCGACATCGCGAAGCATTTCCAAACTCTTGCTCCAAGGATCTGTTTCAGCATCAATAAAGATCTTTTGGCCTACATCGTTAAACTGTTTGACTATAGTATCAAACTTAACTGTACTATCAACCTTTGTAATTAAAGCTATGACAGCATCAACAATACCGCCATTAAAGGCAAAGTTCTTAGTCAGCCTATGATCTCCTAAGGCTGCAGACTTATCGGCAAGTTCGATACGATGACGCATAGCTGAGCCTGAATCATTAAAGTCATAGTTCGTCGGGTACAAAATACCCAGACTACCCATCTCTTTAGTACCATCAGGATAAACAATACCACGCCAGAATTGCCATGAAGTTGTTTCGGAAACTAGTTGTGTAATTTGGCTATCAGTAAACTCGCCAATAAGGGAGACGTTGCCTGTGCGTCTAACAGCGTCATTGGAGATAGCAATTTCGCCGTCAATAATATTACCGAAAGGATTCCGACTATCATCCGTATCATAAATAATATTACCAGAGCCGTCTTTGACTAAGGCTCTGAAGGCACTACGATGCGAATCTTGTACAGCCGCATCAAATCTAGATGACCGAGGTAACATCGATTTCCTCGCAACTGACATTAAATAAGTACCGTACAGGGTTAGTGTTTAATTCATCCCAATTAATGTCGCCAGTTAATCTTACTGCCCACCAATCGCCTGTCCAAGGACGTACTAGCCAAAGTTGAGTAGCATTAGCAATCCATGTCTGAATAGTTGTAAGTTCTGCTGACGAAATAGAATCAATGGGCCGAAGATCAAAATGTCTACCACGTAAAGAGTCAGCAATAACAATAGCCTTACCTCGGCCTAAAGGCTGAAATGTAGCAGAGTCAAATTGACGCTTAATGTTTAAGTTGCCATCAGCGTTCATATCAAATCGGAAGGGCCCTGTGGTAAGACTAGGATCCCATAGCATCCACCTTGTCTCAGCTGAAGCCGACTGTGTAACAGTTTGAATATCGCTATACGGTCCTTGAATCATTTCCGTCTGTAGAGGGGCATATACAAAAGCCCTATACTGAACAGATACACCGTAAGGAACAATATAATCATAGTCCGTAGCAGTTTGCCCATAGAAGCTTAACACTCCAATCTTAACGGCTACCCAACCTTGTCCGCCAACATTACGTTCAATAACATACCAAGAGCCGGGATGCGTATATTCAATATTATATCCGCTTGCAGTTCTAAGTGTACTCTCTGTATATGGCTGTACAGATGTAGTAGGTGTTAATTGAAAATCGTCAAACCACATAGGAGCGCCAGCAGATACAGCTAACTTTCCCAAATAGCATACAATTTTATAGTAGGCAGCTTTGGCTGGTAACGTAGTCGAACATGACAATTGTGTCCAGCCGACCGATGGCGTTACACTATTTGAAATAGTTGTAGGAGGTCCAGCAGCTGAGGCTAATAGGTTATTATCCTTATCGTAAAATTCAATACCAATGCCGCCACCAACAATGGGCGCGCCCCAGTTTGCAGCCCAAGCCCAGCCAGAAATAGTAACTGGAGTTCCTGCAGGAGCCTTAGGTAGTAGTGATAATGTTCTATGATAAATGTCGAACGATAAGGCCGTAGTAGTAGGCGTAGTAATAGCTGCTACAGCAGTCACTGTAATGGGATAGTTGCCTGTACGAGCAGTACCCGAACCCATAATATTATTGACTACAGTTATCTTACCGCCAGTACGATCAGTTAAAATAACATTGGTATCCTGCTGATTCCAATAAGACATCCAACACCAGTTACCGCCATGATAACCGCCCAAACATTGAGTGCCAACAGCTGGCGCATACGTAGCGTCGTGAGGCCTAAATACCCAACCTGTAACGTATGTCTGCTCTGAAGCAGCCATGCTAGCCCAAGCATATTGTACCGTAGCTCCCACAGCGAGCGCCGGAGCCGTATGCGTGCCTGATACTTGTTGCCACGAAGTTGTAGTAGTTAAAGTTTCAGTAGCCGTACTGATAGAAGTTCCGGCGGCATTATACCAAGTAATAGTCACCGTCATTGATCGGCCGGTTACAGGAGCCTTAACCCAAACACTATGAGCATACGTTGTACCAGCTACAACAGGCATAACACTGTACCGCGGAAACGTCATTGTGCCCGTAGCTGTACCAGAGCTTGTATTAGTAAATACTGTTGTAGCTGACGGCCATTGAGTTGGCGCCATTTGAGCTGCTGTCGTTGGATAGCTATTATTAGAATCAATGCCGCCTAAGAGGCAACCTGTAGCAAGTGCCCAGTTATTTGTTACTGGAGCAGACCTTCCTTGAGACCAACGATCTGTAATTAAATTATCGTAACCTTGAACAACAAGCGTTGTACGGTTATTAGCTACATCAACAGTGGCTGTTAACTTAGGCTTTACCGGAGGCCTAAAAGTACTTACAGAATAGTTAGTAGCTAAGTTATTGACTCCTGCATTAGCTAAAGTTGTAGCATAATCTGAATTCATAATCCATGAAGTCCAGAGCATATCTTGCAATGCGTGCTTAGGCGTATCACCAAATCGGTATAACGCTACAATCGCATCAGTGCCTACATTCTCTAACTTTGTAGTAGTCATAACGAAAACTTTATCCCAGCTGCCTACACAAGGCACGATGCCTGAATCATAGATATCTGCAGCTGTCGTATCAGGGTTAAAGTTTCCGTTTAAGAAAGTACTTATCTTAAAGATCTTCATTTGATAGGCGTCAGGGACTTGTCTATCAGTTACCCAGCCACTATTATATGTAATACCGCTAGGTAAATTGTTAGACCAAACACCAGCAAAGTTTGCTCGACCTGCTTGCCAAAGGGTATAGTTTTCGATTTGAGTCGGAATGGCATAACCGTAAGCTGGCGGATAAAAATTAGGATCTAATGAAGGCATCAAAGTAGCTTCGTTGACTACTGCCCACGTCATATAAATCCTAGCTTCGTATACATTATATGTACCTGAAGCTTGAGAGTTGTATGGCGAGTAAAGACCCAAGTTAAAGACACTACCATCAGTTTTAGTAAATGGCCTTACTTGAGTATAGTTTTGGATTGGATATAAATAGTTAGTGGCTGAAGCAGAACCGTAAGCACTAAAGATCTGAGTATTGTACCAAGTAGCAGCTGTAGCAGTGGTAGTGATATATTGCACTACCATGTTATTACCTGTAACTGTATCTAAGAGAGCAATAGGAATAACTGTACCAACAGGAGCGCCACCAATTTTAACCGCAACTTGCATGCCCTGTAAATATACATTACTATTAGTTGAAGTACTAGTTGGAATAGTTCCACCAGTAAATTGAATGATCCACTGATTTCTAGTAGCGCCCCAAGTGCAAGTAATATAAGTACTATCTGAGTTGTCAAGTAGAGTGTTAGCGCCTGCTGCTCCTGTAACAGACCAACCAGCAGGAGCGGCCCAGCCTGTAATAGTCGCATTAGATTGTACAGTATAAGTGTTGGAACTCATGGCATCACCGGGTTATAAGAGGCTTGGTCAAGCTGTGTAAAGAGCTTCTTAAAGGCATCATTAACAACTTGAGTGATTGTATCTGCATCACTTGCTTTAACACTGCTGCCGAAAGTAATCTGAACCGCACCTGGGGCTACAGTATAGTTCACTTGTGAGGTGTTAGTATTCGCTCCGCCAACTCCCACAGGAAGCGCCGCTGTGGATGTTGCTGCAGGCATTGGCTGAGCGATTAAATTAGACGTGACATTTAATTGCTTCTTCAGTAAAGGCAAAGCCTTCTTCATACCTACTTGAAGGCCTTGAATAGTTTGTGATCCGATAGTCGCCATAACCTTACTAGGCGACTGAATATGCAGGCCTTGCTTAAAGACAGCAATGATAATGTTCTTAGCATCTTCCAGCCAACCCTTAACGTGATCCTTCCAGAAGTCTTTCATACCGTGCCAAAGACCTTCAATGATCCGCTTGCCTACATCATATAGCCAAGTTGCTGCATCCCACATCCAGTGAAGGATATCTCCTGGAAGATCCAAGAACCAGTGGTACACCTTTTGCAGTCCTTGCCAGAGGCCAGAGACCATACCTGCAAGAATATCAACGCCAGTTGAAGTTAGCCAGTTATAAGCGTCCTTAAGGAACTCTAAGATCTTACTAGGCAGATTGAAGAAGAAGTCACCAAGACCCTTGATACCTTCCCACAAGCCTGAGATCATGCCTGTAATAATATCTACGCCAGTATTCCAGAGCCACGTTAAGGCGCCCTTAATTAGGTTGTTAATAGTTTCTGGAATGCTTGTAAAGAAGTTCCAGATCTTCTTTCCAGCCCATACGATGCCATCCCAAAGTTCGCCAATGGCCCATACGATAGCTTTGCCTGCAAGCTTAAGAGCTTCCCAGATAAGATCAAGAGCGCCTGTAAGAGTGGCTAAGATAGCATCAAAGACTGCACCAAAGATTTCTTTAATGCCCTTCCAGACCTTACTCCAATTCATAGTGAAGATGCCAACGAGGAAATCAATGATGCCTCGTAAGAGATGAATCGCATCGGCAATGATAGTAGCAATCCAATCCCAGACAATCTTAATGACTCTACTTAAGGTAGGCCAAATAAACTTCCAGTAAGCCCAGATCTTATCTAACACCCACTTAATCTTCGGCCAGAGCCATTGCATGTACTCAACGATCCAATGGACGATCTTAGACACAATAGTTACAATACCAAAGAAGATAGGGCCAGCATCTTGCTTAATAGCCAAGAAGACTTTCTTCAGACCTGGCCAGAAGGTATCTTGCACCCATGCGGCGAATACTTTAATCTTTTGCCAAGCTTCATCTACGAAGCCCTTGACAGATACCCAAGCGTCGCTAATCCACTTCCAGCCGGTCTTAAAGGCTTCTACGATTTGTGGCCAGTGCTCGTCAATCCAGTTGAATACGGCTTCCACAACGCGCTTGATAATAGGCCACATAGTCTCCCAAGCACTGCGTAAAGTATTGAATACTGTAACTGCTGTGTCACGAAGGATCGGCCAGTAAGTAGTCCATTCAGCCTTAAGCCATTCCCACACGGTCATAAAGGCGGACTTAATGCCAGGCCAAAGAGCCTTCCATTCTTTAGCAATCCAGTCCCATACTTGTCGAGCAGTCCTATAAAGAACTGGCCAAATCTCTTTCCACTTATCTTCGATCCATTGTAAAGCCTTTTGAGCCACTTGCTTAAACTCAGGCCAAAAGTTTTTCCACCAAGCTTTAATTCTATCCCAGTTGGCATAGATAAGTAATGCAGCTGCTGCGATAGCAAGGATCCACCAGCCGAAGGTAGCAAAGAGGCTGATAATAGTTTTAAGGCCGCCAAATACTTTAAAGGCTCCGTGAATGAGCATGAACGATCCGCGTAAAGCAATTAAGGCACCTGAGGCAGCTAAAAGGGCACTAGTAAAAGCAAACGCTTTGGCAATCATATCTTTTGTCTTAGGCGAAAGATTATTTAGCCAATGTACCCACTCACTAATTTTACCGACGATTTTATTAAAGGCAGGAGCTAACGCGTCGCCTAATTCTGTCTTAAGGCTAGTCAAATTATTCTTCAGCAGCTGTACTTGACTGACAGGCTGATTGAACATAATGTCATAAGCATTTTGCATAGCGCCAGAAGAATTAATCATTTCTTTCTGTCGCTGGCTTAATTGATCAAAGTTACGAATAGCCAAGTCCCAGAATCGTCTGGCTTGAATATTATTACCGGCACCCTTGAAGATACTGTCTAATACCTTAGCTCTTTCCGGATCGGTAAGCCCCTTCATCTTAAGGCCGAGCTCTTGGACAATATCCGACATCTGCTTGAATTTACCCTTACCATCTACAAGAGTAATATTCATCTTCTTAAGATTAGCTTGAACTTTAGGATTAGCTAAGTTGTCGAAAGCTCTTGCAGCACTTGTAGCAGCCATCGCAGTTGAGAGACCATTACGAGTTAGGAATGCTAATACCGCAGATAAGCTTTCGACACTCTGTCCAGCACGTCTAGCTGACGGAATAGCCTTGCCAATACTTTTAGCGAATTCCTCGTAAGTGCCTACACCCTTACGCACTAATTGGAACTGCACATCCATTACATGGCCTACATCAGACGCACTTAAACCCCAGGCGTTAAGAATAGCAATAGTAGCTCGGCCAGCTGTTTGTACATCAACGCCGCCAGCTACAGCGCCCTTGCTGAACGCCTCTAAAATCGTCTTAGCTCCAGTTAAGTTAACATTCATCGAAGAGAAGATGTCAAAGAGAGCACTTTGTAAGCTTTCAAAAGGAACTGGAATTGCGTTAGCTACATCTTTTGAAATCTTTTTAATATCTTCAAGCTTTACGCCTGTCTGATCAACTTGAGTTAGAGTAAGCGCTGCCTGCTTATTAAACTCCATTGAAGTGTTAATCCAGCCTTTAGCAACAGAAAGGCCTTTTAAACCTACACCAGCAATCATGGTACCAAGGCCCATTAAAGCCCCACCCATAGCCATCATAGAAATGCCAGCTTGCTGTGATGCAGTTGTAATACCGCCAAAAGATCGGCCAACGTCTCGAACGATACGTGATGCCTGATCTCTTGCACGGATAACTAGTAATACGTCACGAGTTCCGAAAGGCATTATTTTTTGCTTTCTCTTTCAGAATCCCTTTTAGCCTTCTCTGCACGAGCGACTAAAGCGAATTGCAATCCGAACAATGTATAAGAGTCTTGATCAAGTAGTCCTCCTGCTCGAGGTAAGACTCCAAGTAACTCACTCATGCCTGCTAGATTAACAAAAATCTCCGCCTGCGAGCGGTAGTCCTCAGATACCTTTCCTCCGAGGACTACCCGCTCGATGGCGGATCTTAGTTTCCCAAGTCACCTTCAAAATTGTTCATTGCATCGATCGCGTCGCCGATCTCTTGACCAACGCGCGGATCTAAAAGCTGCAAAGTGAAAGCTGCCTTAAAGTCAAGTAAGTTACCGTTATCATCTTCTAAGTTATGCTCAACAATGCAATTCGCAAAGTCAAACTCTGCGACCTTTGTCTGAGCCATTTGAATGTCCATGGTGCTTTGCTTAGTGGCTGAATTAGTAGCCATCTGCATTTCCATAGCCATACCTTGACGCTTAAGATACTGACCATAAGTCAGTCGGCGCAAAACGACAAAGCCTCCTGCACATGTCTTAAGCTGAAGACGATTAGTATCATCGATATTGTTAGTAGCTCGGGGCATCTAACTATCCTTTCAATTAGGGAATATTGGTATTGCAGGTTACGATAACTTCATACGACTTTGACGTCGTAGTATCGTAATCACCCATCCAGGTGATCTGTTGCATCGTGGCAGCACCTTGATCCGACAGACCGTCAATATCATGGGTATCACGAACAGCGTTAGGCAACTTAATAGCTACACTAGCGCTAGCGCTCTTAGTGCACTTAACTGAAACCGATTGTGCAGTTAAAGCCTTAAATGAATCCCACTCAGTACGTGCCGAAAAGTCGCGCTCAACGTTTAAGGTGACTTCACGAGCGCCTAACTTAACCCACTGCGGAGTCAAAGTATTGGCCAAACGAAATTGCGTCTCTGCATTATCGTTAACCGTAAAGGTAAAGTTCGTAATATCGAACACCTGAGTCGTCGTAGGAATTTCAATTGAATACTGCGAAGCGTTATAAGGAATATCAGTCGATACTGCCGTATAAGTAGGTAAGGTTTGTGAAGCTTCTTGCTTGCCCACTACGCTTAGCTTCATATAAGGAATGTTATTATCAACGTTCACTTCTAAGGCACTGAGTACGCAACCACTGAAGCCAAACACTTCGCCATTCTTAACAACAGTGATCGACAAGCCCTTCTTACCGGTAGGCAACTGATCAGCTGATCCCCAGTGAGCAGGCGTCGTAGTATACACGTAAGGACCCGTACCAGTCTTAACAACAGTATTACGACTGCAGTATAAGAAATAAGGTAAGACATCTTCTAACAGTTCACAAGTGATATCACCTGCAACAGTGCTTGGGCCAAGAACATGACCTAAGTTATCAGCCAAGCCTCGAATCAATCGACGCTTCTGATTATCGTGACTCTCTGACATCGATTCACTCTTGATAGGGAAGAATCGAGTAGGAGTCACCCAAGTACCATAGGTAGTTTCAAAAGCAATCCCGATAAAACCGGATGCATGAGTACCTAAACCAGACATTAGTTAACCTCCATTGTAACTTCCACAGGAGCCGGCGGAGCGACTTCCTGGACGGGTGCGGTAACGGCCTCAGCCGTTAAAGGACTACCGTCGTTATAGCAAGCACCTTCGCCTGCCACTTCAACGATAAGATCTGCTGGCATATAGGGTACCAACAGATCGACTAGCTTTGATTTACCCATTACTCTTCCTCCAAAGGCAGAGTGATCCGTGAATACCCTTGTAAGGTAATTCTAGATGTTCGATACATGGCATTATTTCTTTCAGAATAGCCTGGCTCGATAGCGGTCACCATACTATGTACTAAAAGACCTTTGCACGAAATAAGCTTATTCAAAAAGAGTGTAAGCGCTTCTGCTAACTGCATACATTCTTCTTCAGCTTGTTGCGTCTCTTGAATCTTACCATGATAGACTAAAACGAATACTTCAAAAGTCCATTGTGAGTAACGATTCGCTCCGGCTAATTCAATATTAGTCGGGCCAGGAATAACACAAGCGTTAGGCGTAGTAGGCATTAAATTCTGATCGCCCAGCCATACTCCTTGTAAGCCTAAACCTTCAGCAGCCGATCTAAGGCGCATTAAGACATACTGTACAATGGCATTAGTAGAATCAGTCATGGCCTAAATCCTGCAGCCATAAATCTTTGCTTAAGCCAACGTTCAAAAACTTTTTCAATCTTCTTCATATCTTCAGGCTGGATAATTGCCCAGATACGCTGAGGCACCCAGCCTGGCGTATCATTCTGCTCTTTCATGTATTCTCGGCCAGTCCAACGATTAGTTGCCTTAATATGTAAAATATTTTCTGAGCCTGCGCCACTCTGATGAATATTGCCATACTGTACATCAGACTGTAATTGAAGAGTAGCATACCCTTCAATACCATTAATATTCCAAAGATTAATTTGTCCAGCACGCTTCTTAAGAAGGCCTGTGCGAATAAGAGGCTGCTGTGCTAATACGCGAGGCAGTCCTTCTTGTCGAGCCTTGGCTGCAATAGTTACCAAAGCTAAAGGACGCCACTTAGGACGTCCACCGACAGTAAAGTTCTTAACTAGAGAAGGCGCAATAACTTCTTTAACAGCTGCATGCAGCGGCTCTCTAAAAGACCTAATGTCTAATCCTAGCTTATTAAATTGTTCAACTAATAAGACAGGCGAAGGATCTGTAGTAACAGAAAAACCCATACCAGCAGCTTGGCTAGCTCCTAAGAGATTACCGCTTAGGACAGTATTTCCAAACAGCTTAGGCATTAAAAAACCTTCCCCATAGTGAAGGCTCGTGGGTCATCTAAATCAGATGCATCTGTCGGATAAAAGACTGGATGCTGCGGATTATTAATTTCATTATCTTTAGCGGCTGAATCCAATAGGTCCATATCGCCTGACATAATACTCGAAAGAGAATTAGTAACACTCGATTCTAACCATTGGGGCCACGCGGGTGTGGTATCTAGATCTTCGGAGTATTGCCGCCGATATAATACTGCTGCATAACTCATGGCTACGAGTTGCACTACAAGAGCAGGGGAAGAGGTTCTTGAAGTCCAAACGGCGGTATTATATCGGGCAGCTAATACTCCGAAGATCCGATCTTTACACTGAGTTTCGATGCCTGGCTCGATGTATTCAACTGGCAACTTAGTTCCTTCGAGCCAAGTCTGCACATCTGATTCATCGAGCCAAGACATCATTCATCCTCAGCGTCGTCGTCAGCCTCACCAAGCTGAGCCTTTAATTCTGCAATCTCTGCATCGCGTTCAGCGATAAGAGCAGAAGCACTAGGCGCATCAAGGATTGGGGCCTCCCCGATAGCACCAACTTCAGTTAAGGTTGCAATAACCTCTTCCGGAAGCTGATCGGTAATCTTAGTACCAGCTGCGATAGTTTCACCATCGTGCTTAATATTAGTGAGTGCGTAAGACATTTGTATCTCCTAATCAGGCCACTGCGGCCTTAATGATATAACCAGCCACTGCCTTGTCCGAGGTGTCCTTAGCCACGAACTTCAGATCGTAACGACGGCTCACGCGGACGATTTCACTCTTACGTGCAATCTCAGTCCAACGCTCAGTCACCATAGGACCACCACTCGGGTAGCTCCAGACAAACTCGTAACCGAAAGCCGGAGTCTTAAGACCGGGCGAAGCCGGCACATAAGCGGTAAAGACATCCTTACCCCAGATGTAGCCGAGAGCGGCCGTCTGAGCAGGGTTAGCACTATTATAGCCAGCGCCAGGCACGAGGATCTGCACGCCACCGAAGAAGGCCGAAATAATTTCCGGAGTAAGAATGCCTCGCTCCGAATACTTAATGCGGTCAATAATCTGCGGGTGATTCTCCAGAGTGGTCATCACTTCGTACGGAATGCACATGAGATTCGGATCCATGAAAATCTTACCGTGCACAGTTGTGCGGGCGGTCTTCACGTCATAGATAGGAGTCGAGTTAGTGTAATCATTCCACTGCGAAGTGCCCGATAAAGTCGTGCTGTGGCCGCTAGCATAGTTACCAGACGTCGTCAGCATGTTCTTAATAGCCAATTCGCGAATGAGCATTAACTGATTGGTGATTAACTCAGTACCGTCCATTAAGGGCGACAAAGGCGAATCAGCGTTTTCAATTTCCTCATTCGTGACGGGAATCTGCAAAGCATGTTCCTGTGCGAAGTACGAATCAGTCGACATATTAAGGCCAGGGACTTCCTGAGCCTCAGCGCCTGGTGCACGAAGATCGACGCCCACAGGGACCGCCCAACTCTCGCGACCGTACACGTAGTACTTGTCGGACTGCTTGCGCACATTCACGGCGGGCAGGAACGCCGAACCGAGAAAAGCGCCATTCGGAATCTGCACCGAAACATTCGTGAGGATCTGGTCCATATGGACCGGGGTAGTTCCTCTTGGGTCATAAACAGCCATTTTAGAGCTTTATCCTTTCTAGGTCAGGCCGTGCCACGCTGAGCGGCAGGAGTGAGTAACATCTGACCACGATCGCCCGACACACCCGAAGTGAGTGCGCGACCGACAACAAAGTCAGCATCCGTCGTGGCGGCAATGACAGTACCGGTGGCGGTCACCTTAAGGCGAGCGCCACGAGTAACCGAGCCACCATAAATGACTTCGCTAACGCCTAAGAGACGCACGCTGATAACACGCTTACCAGCATCAGCTGCTGCACAGCTTTCCTGTGCGACACCCAGCATCTCATCCGACGTAGCAGTAACCGGAGTGCAAGTATTATCGGCCGAGCCGAACTTAACAACCTGGAACTGCGTAGTCGTAGCAGCTGCAATAAAGCTCTTATCGAGTTCGTAATCAGCCATCACTTCACCTCAGCAAGTCGACTATCGTTGTATGCCGCCCAAAGCTCCGGCTGCTCCTGAGTGATCACGAGCACCGCATCCTTGTAGGACAACTTACGTTCTGCAATAACCTTATCCACAGAATCGTTAAACGACTTAATGGCATCGCCAGCATTCGTTGCAGGATTCTGAGTTCCGATCTCCGTAAGCTGAACAAGACCAGTCTTGACCAGATCATGGAGAGCCTTAATAATGGGCTGAGCCTTATTCAGGCCCAGATCAGAGAGAGGCTTGACCAACTGCTCAGCAATCGCCGGGGGCAAGGTAGCCTTGTCCGTGCGAGTCTCGCTAAGCTGACGAGTCACCTCACTCAAGTTACGCGCCTCCTCAAGAGCTGCTAACCGACGACGGTCTTCCGCGCGATCGGCTAACAAACGAGCCACCACCGGATCGGCTTCAGACAGCTTCTTAAGCTTATCCTCATCCGAACTTGGTGCTGGCTCCTGCAGCTGCTTAATTGCGGCGATGATAATCTCCGAGGCATCGCTTTCTTCCGAAAGCTGAACACCAAGGAGCGTGGCGAGCTGTTCAGCAAGTTCCACGGATTCATCTCCTTCTTCTGTAGGGAATTGTCCTAATTCGGACAGGTTAATGGGTGCGATATCCTTTAAGAAGGGACGGTTAGTAATACCGCCTCCAAAAAGAACATCGGTATAACTCTGACCTGTCTTAGGATTAGACCACTGATCAGCAAACTCAGGACTAAAGTATCTATACTCCTGCTCGCGCAGTGCCTGATAAGCTGAAGGAGTCCACTCCACTAACAGCCAGAGACCTTGTTCAGCTCTGTCTTCGACATCAACAATCCAACCAGCAGCCTTGGAGGTAAACTCCTTATGCTCGTAATCAATGTCAAGATCAGTGCCTCGAACCTTATCATAAAAGTTACGTACCATATTAGCGACCTTTTCAGGCGTAACCTTAATAGTGCCGTAAACAATATGCTCGTAAGTGCCTAAAGGTAGACCTTGAATCCAGGTAGTAAATCCCTGCCCTTCGGCAAAAGAGATACTACCCTCCTTCATCAGGTCGACTGTATAAAAAAGCCTATTACTCATATCAACTTTCATTATATAGGTAGGACAATTTAAACGCAAGGGAAATTGATATCATTACACCACTATTCCCCAATAGCCAAGACTAAGAACATCAAACTGGCCTGAAGTAGCTGATATGGTTACTTGGCCATAAGCTGTTGTCCAAGTAACACTTCCAGGACTAAAACTATCAATACTTCCTTCAGCTAATAATGTAGCTAGTGTTCCTGTCCAAGTTTGGGGATTAGCAAAACTAGTAAACGATCCATTAAAGGCTACAACATAGGCATTCCCAGTATGACCACTAAATGTTTGCCCTAAAATAAGGTTAACTTGGCCTGTATTACCTGACCAACTTTGGCTTGGAGCAATACCAGTAAAAGAACCTACAGTAGCTGTTATAACAATACTTGCAGCCGAGCCAGACCAAGTAACTGCTCCGACGATAAAATTACTACCTACAGCTATTACAAGTTCATTGGCAGTAGAGCCAATCCAGTTCTGAGAACCTATAAAAGAACTAGAACTCGCTATAACTACAGTAGTTCCGGTAGTTCCAGGCCAAGCTCCTGCTACACTACCTGTACCTGCTAACTGATCATGTCCCTCAAATAAAGCCCCAGAACCTGCGATAATAAGACTACTAGAAACTGCACTTGTATCAGAGGCTTCTGTTCGAGTTAATGTGCCGATATTAGTAACGACAGCTGTGGTAGTCAGCGTATCGTGAGATTCAGTTCTAGCAGTTGTTCCACTATCGATGACTGACGTAGTAGTGCTTAATGTGTCGTGACCATCTGCTTTATTTAAAGCGCCACTATTAGTAAGGTTATTTACAATAGCAGATATATCGTGCTGTTCAGTTCTATTAACTAAACCGGAATTAGTTAAAGTTCCAGCAATAGATGATGCATCTGCTTTTTCAGTTTTAGCTAGACTACCTGAATTTGTAATTGTAGAGCCAATATTGGCTGTATCACGAACTTCAGTACGAGTGATAGTGCCGCTAACAGTGACACTTCCGCTGACTGTTGAGATATCCCTACCTTCAGTTTTAGTAATAGTTCCAGAGTTAGTCAGACTTGCAGAAAAAGCAGAAGTATCTCGACTTTCTGTGCTTGCTATCGTTCCTGTAATATCTGTTGAAGGAACGCGCGAATCTGTAGAACGGATAATAGGACTAAATGATGCCCCACGCCCTCTAATAGCCATTTACCAGACCACCGATCTAGTAACTGCTTGCCCTCTTGCGCCTACGGGTCGCCAGGCAATAGGCAGTTGTGATGGCTCAATGGCCGCTGAATGCACAGCAACATACGCAGCAGACACACCGTTAGTATTTGTGGTCGTCTGTGCGCCGCCTCCTGTAACAATAAGGTACGCAGTTTTCAATGAGCATACCGTGCCCGTAGAGGCTGTGGAAGCAATAGATGTATACCCATTTGACCACGAAGTAGTACTCAATGCACCTGTGTAGGAGATCGCAGCGACCATGATTGCAATAGGCATTGAGGGCGTAACCGACGCTACCGACATGGCGGTGGTGGCCGTCTGTTGGATGGTAGTTGATGACTGCGTAACTGCAGTGGTGAAGTTTGACAAGGTGCTGTCAATCTCAGCGTAATGAGCGTTCCACGCAGTCGTCGCTCCCAAAGTGGAAGTAACGGTGGTTTCTGCGCCAGTTGCAATCTTCCAGAACGTCGCGACGCGTGACACATCGGAGGATGTACCACCTGCTGTCCACCCGGTAGGCGTTGAGATCGTGTCAGCCGCCGAATCGTTGACGACGAACAGCAACAGGTTGCCCGCGGTAGGGGCGACCGAGATCGTGATGGACGCGCTAGTGCCGTTAGTGGCAGATGACGCAGATTGCGACCGAACAAGTACGAGCGACACTCATGCCTGCTCAAACTCGATGTAGGAGCGAGCGTTCACAGCAGCCGGTGCAGTAAGACGTAAAGCAATACCCTTGTTGGTGGTGGCATCGGCTTCTGGCTCACGACCAAGAGGGAACTGAATCACCAGGTTGCCACCATACGGGGTAACGAGCCACTGCTTCACAACGGTCAGGGCAGTCGGTTCAGCCGTGTAGTTGATACCCGCAGTAACGCCGACAGTTGTTGAACGACCCCTTAACTGCACAAGAGTACCTGCTGTAGAAGTACCAGTAGTTGCCTGACTTGAGGAACAGAGTTCCACCAGAACAGGAACTGCTGAGGCAGTTACACCGTCAAATGACACACCGAACTCAACAATCGTCGCAGTACGACCTGTAGCAGGGATGACGTTGATGATGGTCTTAGCGGTGGCAGCAGTCAATGCTGTAGCCGTAGTACCTGAAGATACGATATAACCTGCGACACTCATGCGTTACCCTCAGTCAGAACGAGCGACGAGATCGCCACCGTGACACCGCTAGAAATACTGGTCGTTGCCAGATTTAGATCGGCTCCCGACGTACCAACCGTACCCTGCACAATCGCAGTACCACCGCTGGTAGTGATACGGAAGAACGACGCTGTACCCGATGCACCGGCAGTTGCCGAAGTGATAGCGTTAGCCGTCAGCACACCAGCAGATGCCGTACCGAATGTAGCCGAGCATGTCAGCGTAGCGAGCAGCGTTTGCGTGGTCAGCGCAGTACCGACGTTCGACGGAGTGCCAGCACCGCCCGTCACACCGTCGTAAATCTTGATCAATCCTGAGGTGCCAATGTCGGTAGACACTTGCGTCATACGACTGGTGCGAGTCGTGGTTGCATATTGAATAGTCATTGTTTCTCCTTAGGAACCAGTTACCGTATAGGTAAGAGTAGGTAAAGTTACAGAACCGCCGTTAGTCGTAAGGGTAGACGACGGTACGTCTACTGAAAGTAATGTACGCGTATTATCATTAGTCGATTCAATATAATAAGCTACTCCATACCAAGTCTCCCCTGAAGCTACAGCACCAAAAGTAACTGGAGAAGCTGATAAGGTAATAGTATCTGTAGCGTCATTTTCGACTAAGCTTAATCCAGCTAAAGCTGTGCGAGCATATCCAGAGGCAGCTGCTTCAGTAACAGCACCGAGTAAATCTGCTACACTATTATAATCACGAATTGCAGCTACACTGGGCGCACTAGTCTTAAAGACTAAAGTTCTAATATCAGTGCTACTTGAAATAGCGTTGTTCAATAAATGGTATAATCCATGATTGGTCATTGTATGAGCCATCTTCGTTCCTAACTATAAATAAGTTGAGCGACAAGATTCTTACCGCCGCTAGCTTGGACGTCTACTGTAAAATAATCTCCTGCATTATAATTAATAGTCAGACTAGAACTCACTACATATTGATTAGCCGTCAGCGTTACTATAGCTACATTAGTAGTATTAAGTCTGAGTGTAATAATAATAGAGTGCAATGGATCAGGCACACCTACAGATAAGTACACTGTATGTAATGTACCATTACTACTCATGTAATACCTAGAGAGGCCGGTAGTATTAACTAAATCTCCAGGCAGAGAGAATGTAGCACCAGATACGCCTGGGCTGCCAGCTGGACCAGCCTCACCTGTACTGATAAGTTCTACATCACTATATTCAACTACTAAACTATCTTCAGCCAAAATTAAATTAGTATTAACTTCTTGTACCCAGATATCTGTTGTATCACTCATACAGGCATTCCTCGTTTAACAATGCAAGTGCCATCTAATAGAGGAGCATTATTACGCCAGAGCTTCCATTCCTGTACACCTAAGTATGTAATCCAGGCTGCTGTAGTAGCACTATTAGCAGTCACTGTTAAGATTCCGTTAGGTCCATCAACAATAGTACAAGTGAATACCCCAATAAGAGTTCCATCGTTTGTACCCACTTTAGCCTGAAAGCTATCTGCACTAATATCAATTGGCAGCCCAGTAGCATCTTTAAGCCTGAGCGTGTGTGTGTACGTTTGTCCACAATATGCCTGAATGTTTCTAGTAGCCATTACTTAGCCTTTCCCGATTGGTCTACGCCTACTCGACCATTAGCTCCAGGAGTCTTCTTCATATTACCCGCAGCACTTTGTCCAGGCAACTTAGCTCTAGGAATAGTTGCTCCGGCTGCATTAGGCGCTTGTACACTAGAGCCTGCTCCGCCATTCATATGCGAAAGTCCTGTAGCAGCATTTCCAGGTCCAGGCTGGCCATCAGGCTGGCCATCAGGAATAGTGCCTTGATTGAGTGGTGCCACGATGATACGCTTTGTCAATTCTTCCACAGGAGGCAGATCCATCTCGTCCCGGATCCAGGTTTCGAGACGATCGTCGGGCACAATGACTCCGGCACCGATAAAGTTACGAATGGCAAACGATACTGTACGCCAATCCATCGTATCGCCAATACGGCGTACGCGTAACTCCGGGAACTCTTCTACATTCGGGAAGTTAAACGCTACTAATTCTGGAATAGCCCACTTATTGAATACATCGCGAATAGTCTCGGCAATATACCTAGTAGCCTTCAAGAACAGCGTTTGTACTTGCTCTTGCTGCCCTGTGGCTTGCTCGAAGTTAATAAACTGTCCTAAAATAGACCTTGCAATAGCCTTATCGTGGTACGCAATACTTTCCATAGCATTAACAGGCTGGCCTTCAAGCTTCAACATCGAAATCTCCCAGTTAGGCGGAAGAACAATATGAGCCTTCTCATTCGTTCGAATATTCCTGCCTAACTCGTCGGCTAATCTCTTATCCTCATCTTGGAATCCTACAGGAAGCTTAATAACCGGAATACCTACACCGTGACGCTCCTTTTGAATAGCGTCAACCTTATACAAGTTTTCCTTATAGTACCAATGCTTATAAGCAGGCCGCAGAACGCTTACGCCTTCCATATCGCCGCCTTCTTTCTCAAAGACGAACGCTAACAACCTCTCCATCGGAATATTTAAGTATGAAGAACCAGCGGCATTAGGATCAAAGATAGATAACTCTGAAGGACCGCCATTCTCGTCATATCGCCACTGATAAATATCAAGTGCATGCCTCTGGGCTAATTTCTTCCAAACAACCCTTTGCTTACCGCCTACATCCTCGATCTTATAAACTTTTTCAAAAGCACTAAAGCCAAAATCAAGCATCGTAAGAATCTCAGTCATTAACTGAGGAAATGATGTAGACATATATTTAAATAGGCAGTCTTCTACGAACTGTGCAATCTTTTGATCCTTACGCGAATCACTGGCAGGTGAGACATACCAACGTGCCGCAAGCACTGGAGTCTTAATCAGCCTTAAGATCGCTCTAATCTGTCCGTCAGACTTACGCATCTTATTATACGTAAGCCTACCAGCCTGCCCTCGAAGCTGTGAATTGTACTCCTGACGAAAAACTGTTCCGTAAGAAGTCATACCAGTGCTACCTAATTCGGTAAGCGCAGGCGAAGTTAATTGTTTCTCTTGCAATAAAATAGTGCCCGAGTCGAGCACTTCAACTAAATCATACTTTTCAAAATCAATAGTCATTAGAACTCCATACTGTCGACAAAGCTCGCTTGCTCCCTAAAGTAAGTATCGCCCCGTCCTTGATCAATTAACGCCTGCTGAACGCCTCCACCAACTAAAGCATCCCTTAAAGAGTAGGTAGCTCCCAGTTTATAGATATGCATTAAGCCATAACGCAAAGCATCAAGGCAATGGTCGTCTTCTTTAATAGCAGCCGAGGTTGTACTCGATTCTCTTAAATTGGACCTATTACTATCATTCGCCTTATAATTATTAAACTCCCTAATCAAGTTAACACAAGAGGGATCTACAAACAACTTAGGCTTGAGTTCGGGAGTACCGAACTCATCTAGCTGACGTCCTGTATCGTACGTCCGCAAGAACTTTTTAATCAGATCAATGCCTTCGCGCCAATTAGCCTTCGCCTCATTCATAGCTACGCATTGAACTAAATGTTGACTAACTACTGATGCTGCTTCTGGATCAGCTGCATCACCAAACGCACAATCAACATGGTAACCATCAGGACGATCCCTACCACGCAATATTTGACAATGCTCTTCCACCCGCTTATACGAACCATAATGCTCTCGCCAGATGTACACATTATCCATCGGATCAATTTGTACCTCAAGGCAAGCTAAGGGATTAACAAAACCCCAGTCAAAGAATAAATAATTACGCCACGCCGGATTAAAGTGATGCCTCTTCACATGCACCATGGGGCTAAACTCATCAAAGATCTTACCTACGAAGGCTGAGAAGTCGGCCGCAATCTCTTGCAGGAACCATTCTTTAGTTGTGGTCTTCTCGATTTCAAGAATCTCCGGGTCTGTGCGCCCTTCCGGAAACACCACAGGGTTCTCCCACGATGGGAACTGCCAAGAGTTCCACGCCTCCAGCCCATCGTCAAACCCGTGCATCCAAAGATCATAATACCAATTAAAGCCCTCGGGCGTACTTGGGAAGTCAGCCGAACCTCTATAATCAGATAACGCCGGCCGAATAAACCTTTCCCAAGTCTCGCGATTATGCTTAGCTGCCTCCGACATAATGGCCCAATGTAACTTCTCGCCAACCAATCGCTCAGGCTGCGTCGCACTTCGAACTTCAACACGGCTTCCCCAAGGCATCTCGATATACATCTCGCCCATCCGCTTATTATAAGCCTTCTTGACTCTTTTATCAAGACCAAGCCTTAAATTCACAATAAGCGAATCCCAAATAACTCTGAACTCTTTTTCGCCTAAATCGTACGTAGGACCAACAATCCATCCATACGTTCCAGGCATAAAAAGATCAGCTACCCTATCAGCACCTGCCATCGTGCTCTTCCCATAACGTCGGCCGCAACAGGGAACACGAAAGCGCGCAGTACTACTATGGTAGCTCAGCTGCCCTTGACTATGCGGCTTATAACCGATCTTGTCAAAGATAACAGCCTTGTCCAGATTAGGCATTCTCGACCTTCACGTCGAGCTGCTTATAAAGATCGGACACAAGCTTAGCTAATGGATCAGCTTCACCTTCGGCATCAGCAGTCGCCTTATCCAAAACGTACTTAGACGCTTCGAGTCTAATCTTTGGACTAGGTTCATGTAATGCTAGATGAATAACGCCCATGGCGACTAATTCAGCCGACTCACGGAACATATCATTGACAGACTCTCGCAACTGTAAAGGATCGTGAATGTTTACGTCCTTAACCGTGCGTGACGTTTCTAAGGAGAGTAAGGCTGCGTCAGGATCCCAACGATGGCCTAAGGTAGGTGTGTTCTCGTCCATACTGTGATTATATAGGAAAACGCGAATGACATCAACTAGAATAGTGATACTAAAGGTACCATTGAAGATTTGAGCTACCTATCCGAGACCCCCAGGGCTGTTGCAGAGCGCGCGCGAGGCGATTAATATGATTGTTGTAAGCGATGAGCGCTTGCATGACTCAGGAGGTCAGAAATGAAGGTTCAGGCGACGGATGCGGCGGTTGCGCGGGCGACGGAACTCGTGGGCGAGCTCGACG